ACGGGTCGTGTCGATGTCACGACGGGTCGCCAATATCCAGTCCGTGACCACTTTCGACCACAACACCTGTATCTGCATCGCATAAGACGCCGTATGGGCTTCGCGGCCGACCTGCCGTTCCGATTCGCCCCATCCGAAAATATCCATATCAACCGCTACGGCACCCATACGAGCCAAATCTGCCATCAGATATTGGTGGTCGGCACGGTAACGGCCATCGGTCCAATGACCGGAGGGGGCGACGATCAACGGAAATTTCGCCCCTTTGCGGGCATTCAGTTCTGCCTCCGCAGGAGCATAGATTGTCCCGCAGACATAAAGCCCCGGCAACGTTTCGAGCGCAAAATTTCGGGTCGTATAACCGTTGTGCCGCCACTCCTCGCCGACAACAGCCATTGGCCGCTCCGGTACCGCCCGCAAAAACGATTCGAGCGCCAAAGCCTCGCGCACATCGGTCAAAATCCGTTCGCGGCGCTGTTCCCAAGCATTCCGATCCATATAACAGGACGACAGCCACGCCAACAATTTTTCGCCGTCGGCCACCGTGCGGCGGTAATATTCATACGGCTGCACGACGATACGAACACTTTCTTCTTTCCACACCAAATCCAACGGATGGGTCACGTTATCGAGCGTCTCGGCCAACGAATACGGTCGGATTCGGAACGGAGCCCATGCGACAGAAACCGTATCGGCATCGATTCGCTTGCACACGATGCGCACATCGAAACATTCGCCAACATACGCCAACACCTCAGACAAAGGTCGGGATGACGGACCGGTGAAAAACGAATTCGGCATCGAATTTTGAGCAAAGCCGGTCAATTCATCCGCAACAGACGATTCAATGCGCATTGGGAATGTCGCAGCAACTGCACCGAACTGTACAGCAACGATTTCCGAAAACAGAAAACAAACGAGCGCCAAACCAAAACGACGAGCCATCCGATAGATTCTAAAAATCAGTCCGAATGCAAATATACAAATTTTAGAGGTTATTCTTTGTAATTCAACAAAAAGATTCTATATTTGCATGCTTGTTTTTCGAGTCTCTACTCAAGAACGATTGCCGTTCGATGGAACGAGACTCACGGCAATAAAACCACGGAGAGGTGGGTGAGTGGCTGAAACCACCGGTTTGCTAAACCGACGTACGGGTCAATCCGTACCACGAGTTCGAATCTCGTCCTCTCCGCAATTTCGCTTGATATTCAAGCAAATAAGAAAAACGTACACGAAAAGGTACACGAAACGACCCCGAAAGTCACATTTCCGGGGTCGCTTTTTTTGTGTGAGTAACCACTCACACAAAAAAAGAAAACGTCCGACAAGCTGCCGGGCGAATTGTCATTGTTCCCCTTTCGGGGCTTTCGCAACAATGATGTTGCAAAGTTAAGAATTTTTTTCAAAAGATGCGGCGCAACCCTGATAAAATTCTTTTTATCCAATTTATAATCGGAACACGTTTCAGGTAAAGAAGCACCACAACGCCGACGGCGGCAAGATAGAAGTAATATCGCCACCGCTTGGGGTCGGGCGCGGGCTGGGTTCGGGCGCTGGCTGATCGACACGATGGTTGTTTTCTTCGGCGACCGAAACATTTGCATTGCATTTGGATTCCTCTTGCTTTTCGGATTCCTTGCTTTCACCTTTGGTTTCATTGTCGGATTCAAGAACGGTTTGCCGAATGGACTTGATGTTGCCGGACACCTGACCGAAACCGGGAATATTAACGGTTGCGGCGGGTGTTTGTGTCGTGGCGGGCTTATCTGATGCCGAAGTGTCGGGCGATGCCCTTGCGTCCGAGTTGTCGGTCGCCGGGCTTGCGGCGGGCGTGGTGTCAAAGATGATTTCCGTTATCACGACTTTGCAGTGTTCCGTCCGGGTCGTGTCAACAACCTTTTCGGATTCATGCTTTGCCGTTTCCTTGACGCTTGTTGAATCAACCGAAACGGATGCGGTCGTTTCCTGAATCTTGCGGGTCGATGCACACGACGCAAGCATCAGGGCAACGACAATGAAGAAGAACACACGTTTCATGGGCGGAATTGTTTAATCGCTTCAAGGCGGTTCAACCATCCCTTGATGAAGCGTTGGTTGGTGTGCTTCCTCAATTCGGATGCCGTCGCCTTTCGACCGATTTTGCGTTCATACCTTGCGATTGATTGGTTGGTGATGTCGTGCAAGAACTTCTTGCGGGCTTCAAAGATAGCGTCGAAAAGCTGCCGGGGGTCGGCGGCATTGACGGCGGCAAGGGTCTTTTCACCCACGATGCCATCCGGCACGACACCCAATAGGCGTTGCGGAATGACAATGCCGTGCTTGCCTGACCCCCACACCCAATCGACAAGGATGTTTGCGACACCTTGCGACTTGATGCGGTCGGCTTTCCATCTATCCCAAAACGCGGGCTTTAACACCCGGTTTCGCACGTCGGCATCGGTCAGCATTTTCAGGTCGGCAACGTCGATGTCGCCGTCACCGTCCTTGTCATAACCGACTTGCCGCCATGTTGCGATTGTAACGCCTTTATTTGTCGCGCCCCCGGCATCGGCGGGGTCGTTGACAAAACCACCCTCAAATTTGAGGATGTAAGGCAATAGGGAATCAACATTTGCCATGTGGTTAAATGATTTGGTTTATTACTCGACACCGGGCGTTGTCGCCGGGGTGTCCTTGTCCTTGCCCCTTTCAGGGTGTTTCAGTTCGTGCAAGTCGATGTCAAAATGCCTTTCGGTCTTGTCAACCATGATGCGTTGTGCGATTTCCGCCCACCGTGCATTGTTGCAAGATGATTCGTTTTCAAGCATTGACCATATTTGCCAAAAACATACCGTTCCGGCAACGATGTTGGGCAACAACATCGCAATTTCGGGGAAAATGATTGTGTCAATCATATAGGCAAGCACGGTCACGGCATAGACTTTCACAAGGGTAACAAATACCCGTCCGGCGTAATGGCTTTTGAACTTGCCATCGTTAGCACCGGGAAACTTCTTCTTGACGCGGCGCGACAATGCCCATGCCGTGTAACAATCAAGCAACACGGCGATGGTGCAAACGATGATGAAAGGGAAAGTCGGGTGCAAGAATCCTATCAATGCGCCGATTGCCCCCATCAGGTATTTGCCGACCGCTGAAAAAATCGGATGGAGTTCGTTTGTCATATTAAGTGAAATTGAAACACTTTCCGACTTTGACAATGGTTGTGTCAATCGGATAAAGTTCAATGGGCGGTTCGTGCTTTCCGGCACGTTCCGTGTTCATTGCCGAAACCTTTGCTTCTGCTTCTTGGATGTCCTCAATAAGAATATCCGACCCGGTGAAGCAACATCGCCTTTCGCCGTCGGGTGTGCCGTCGGGCTTCTTCACAAAGAAGTCGCCGTTTGCGTCGGCACAATCGTTGAACGTCGCAAGAACGACTTGCATTTGCAGTCTCATTCCCGAATTGTTCTTGCCCGTGAACTTTGACTTTGAAATCTTTGTTTTCTCAATCAAGATGCGCTTGCCGAACAATTCTTCAATCTCGATTCCTTTTCCGATGATTGCCCCGGATTCAATTCCGAGGTCGCCAAACCTTGCCATTGTTAGTAAGTGTTAGTTAGAAGTTAGTCGTTCAGGACTTCGACCAATGCCGCGTCGATTTCTTCGGTCAGGGTCAAGAAGTCCTTATATTTCTGCACGGCGGATTCATCGACCTTGATTCCCAACGTGTGCTTGTTGTAGGAGTTTACAAGGTCAAATTCGGCGGTTTCGTCCACGATGGAACGGATGATTGCCTTTTTCAAGTTCGCTTTGGTCGGAGCTGCAAATGTCCTGACTTCATAGCAAGACCACCCGGTTTGCACTTCCTCCGCGTCGGCGGACTGATTGGCGATGTCACCGCCGGGAATGCCCTTTTCGGGCGCGACGTTAAGACGCACGATGCAAGAACCGTCGTTGTCCTTTTCAAGCATCTTCGGTTTTCCGTGCGTCATGTCGTAATGCGCATTTGGCGCGATTGAAACTAATTTCATACGGCATTGATGTTTTTAGTTTGTTAAAAAGATTTAGTGAATTGC